GTAGGCGGTGTGGACCTTGGCCCTTTGATTGTTGATGCTACTAAGCTGGCAGCTGATGCGGTTGAGTCCGGCAAAATCAAAGACGCTGCAATTACGACAACTAAGATTGCTAACCTTGCCGTGGGTAATGCGGCTATTGCCAACTTGGCTGTCAGTAATGCGAAGATTGCCAACCTTGCCGTTGATGATGCAAAAATCTCTGATTTATCAGTAAACAAGCTCACTGCTGGCTCTGTATCCGTAGGGCAGTACATTCAGTCAACTGGCTTTTCCTCTGGCACAAATGGCTGGAAAATTGATGGTAATGGCTCTGCCGAGTTTGGTTCAGCTTCTATTCGTGGGCAAATTACTGCGGCTCAGATTGACTCTCGTGGGCTGTCTATTAAGAACAGTTCTGGCACGGTTATCTTTGCAGCAGGTACAAACCTTGAGGCTCAGTTCATTAACCCAGCAGCTGGCTGGTTAAATTCAGCACTTGTACCCAGCATAACGACAGCTCAAAGCACGGCTGACACAGCAAACTCAAATGCTAGTACAGCACTCTCTACAGCAAATACGGCTAACACAAACGCTTCTACTGCACTTAGTAGCGTAGCTGGTAAGTTGTCCAAAGCAGGCGACACGATTACTGGGCGAATTACATTCTCCGTAGCTGATGGCATGTTTGCTGGCACCAACACCAGCAATGGTGTGTATTTTGGTAACTCAGGCATTATTGGGCGTAAAGGCGGAGTCAATACTTTCTATATAGATACTGCTGGTACTGCAGTGTTTGGTGGTGAATTGACAGCTGCCACGGGTAATTTTGTTGGTTCTATGGCTGTTGGGTCTAGCCCTACATTAGTATCTGGGCCAACCATGACGGGTTCTGGTGCCAATATTTACAGTACTGGTAACTTTGTTCTTGGTAACGCCACTACCAATATTTCGTTTAATGGCACAACAATGAAACTTAACGGTGACATTGTTAATACAAACAGTATTCCATTAGGTGCTATTTCTACTACAGTTAGTGCAAGAGGCGCACTTAATAAAGTTTTTGGCATTAGTGATTCGGCCAGCATAACAACAGCAACTACTACTTATCCAGTTGGTACAGTCCTTAACTGTTTTTTTCTTGCCACTAAAGTAGAGTTTGGCGCGGGGGACCTTAATATATACTTAAACCTTCTTAATTCTTCCGGTGTATTAGTAGATACTTTTCTTGGAGAAGCAGGTAACGAAGCTGTACAAACTATGGGCCCTGGCGGCGACAAAGTAACATCGACGTTTGTGGGAACTTATGTTATACCCGCAGATGGGGGCTACAAAGTCCAGGCTTATATGTGGAACGGGTATGGCAACTCTTGGACTTGCCAGCACGCAGACTTAATTGTATTTGCAAGCAAACGATGATTTACTACGCTTATTACACCAACACAGGTCAGTACGTCCAAGCAGGGACTGCTGTGTCAGAAGTCTCAGAATACGACATTCCCGAGGGCTGTTCTGTTTATTATGGGGAAGTTGATGCAGGCTCTCAGTATCATAATCTGACCACAGGGCATCCTGCCAATAAAGGCACGCCCCCCGCAGCCGGACACATGTTTGACTACGCTACCAAAACGTGGGTGCCAAATACAAGCTATCTTGACTCTAAAGCGCGGTACGAAAGAGGCCAGTTACTCCAAGACAGCGACTGGACTCAAATTCCAAATGGCCCATTAACTACAGCCCAGCAGACCGCATGGGCTACATACCGACAAGCACTGCGAGATATTCCTGCTCAGTCAGGGTATCCAGTAAATATTACGTGGCCCACTGCACCTGCATAAAATTTACCTTTTTTGAATAAACAATGTAAGATACAGTCCCATGAGTAACCATACACTTCAGCCGTTAGCCGCATGGATAACTGAGTCCGTAGAAGACCCAGAAGTATTAGAGTTTTTGACGATGGTGTATCACGCTATTGAAACTTGGGATGACATTGTTGACAAAGACAATCAGGTGACTGTGGATGATATGCACGATGTGTTTACTCAACTGCTTATAAAGTTACCAGCCAACGAATTTTATAGAGCCAACTACGCTGCACTGGCGGGTATGTTGATTGTGGTGATTACTGCTTGGCATACGTCAAATGAGATTGATGGGTCTGCAGAAGGCAAAGCGCACGGCTACACGTTGCGCAAAGAGTTTATTAACTTGGTCGTGCTGTGTGTTGCCATGACTGGCAGTGTTGCAGATGCACGCAAAGCGTCGTTGTTGGGGTGGACATGCTCTGCTGCCAATGATTCCTTTGACGAATTTATAAGGGGCGAATAATGGGATGGCTTGGCGGAGGTACAGCACCTGCACCTGATCCTGCGATTGGGCAGGCTCAAAAACAATTAGCGGACTTGTCTACTGAACAGTGGAACACGTTCAAGACCGATATTTACCCAACGCTTCTTAAACAACAAGAGAAAGCGGATAAACGGGCTGATGAGATATGGGCTCAAGATAAAGAAATTAGTTCATTCAATCTTGATCAGGCTAAGAAGTCTACTGAACGATATGAAAAAACGGCTATTCCTGCAATGGAAAAACTCAAAGCAGATGCCGACCTTTACAACACTGCTGGCTACCAAGAACAGATGGCTGGCCAAGCTGTTGGTGATATTGCCGCAGCAGAAGAAGTAGCTCGTCAAACTGGAATTCAACGTGACCGTTCATACGGTATTGATCCAACATCAGGTCGCTCTGGTTTGGGTTTTAACGCAAACAACGTAACTGCCGCTCTTGCCAAAGCACAGGCTGGTACACAGACACGCGAAGCCGCTAAAGCTCTTGGTTTACAAAAACAAGCCAACGTGTACAGCATGGCCGCAGGACTACCAATGCAATCACTACAGCAGTCTGGGGCCGCAGTTAATGCAGGTGGTGCTGGCCTTGCCGCTGGTGAATCTGGTATGAACGCTACGATGAAAGCCAGTGGTGCATCTAATGCTGCCGCTGGAACCGCTATGCAGGGGTGGGGCCAAGTGGGTAACTTGGGCGTTAATAAATATCAAGCTGATATTAGTCGTTATAACTCTGAGTCTGCTAACAACCCATGGAATATGGTGCTTGGTGCAGCTGCTGGTGTTGGTACTAAATTCGCTTTAGGTAAGATTTAAGAGGCAAATTATGGCAAGTTCATTTGCACAAGGGTTTCAGATGGGTGGAAGTATGTACGACTCTGCGGAGCGTATGAAACTTGCCAAAGAACAACAAGAGTGGGCACGGGAAGACGCAGCAGCTAAACGTGCGGAGCGCCAACTTGCAGAAGATATTCGTACTGCTGGTGCAGAGACTATTAGCATGGAGGGTAAGCCTTTAGAATATTTAGGCGGTACCGGTATTGACAGAGGTCCACAACCTGCAAATGCTCAAACTGCTCTGCGCCCCGACATTGCAACTGCGCCTGCCAAAATGTATTCGGCAGATCAAGCACAACAAGATTACCTGCGTCGCCTGCGCGGTCTTGATGTTGGTAAAGCACAGCAGTATGAAAAAAGTGTTTTGGAACTCGGTGAGTTACAGCGCGGTAAACGCTACGCTGATAAGCAAGAACTTGCGTTGGGTTTCAACAACCAAGTCATTAAAGACTTGACAGACGCACAGGGTGATGCTGCGGCAGTAATTGAGAAAACGTTTATACCTTTATACAACGACGACAAGTTGCCCGGCTTTAAAGACGGCGGCAAAGCCAAGCTGGTTCCCAGTGCTCTAGGCGGGGACAAGAGTATTGTTATTACTTATAAAGATGGTAAACAAGAAACGTTACCTGCTGACCTGAAGACACTGCAGCAACTGAGTAAGTACACGCAAGATCAAATGATGCAGTCTTCAACTCCAGAAAACTACTGGAAAGCTAAATCACACGCTCTTGAAGAACGAAAAACAACTGCTACTGAAACATCTGCAGCGGCATCTGTTACTTCTGCTAACGCGGCTGCTACTAATGCAAAAACAAATGCGGATAAATTGGCTGCTGATCTTAAAGCCGGAATTCCTACTGCTCAAGCTGCTGAAGCATGGGCCAAAGTCAGAAACTATAACGCTGATGCTGATTTACGTGCCGCACAAGCTAAAGCCATGAAAGAGAAAACAGGCCTCTGGCAATTGGTCGGTACTGATGACGATGGCCAGCCAATTAGTTACGATAGAAACACTGGAAACTTTGCTCGTCCAGATGCTCAGCCAATTAAAAATGTTGAGGTGTTTAAACGCTTATCTGGTGAAAAAGTTGCCAAGGAGCCTATTAGCAACAAAGACATCATTGATTTCGTCGATAAATTTGGTGAGTCGCCAAGTAACGAAAAAGACAAAAAAACTGGTAAGGCTATTCCTATTCGTATGCTGCCGCCTGCAAAACAAAGAGCCTACGCAGAAGATTTCTTCCAAAAAGGTACTGGTACTGGTGCCCAAGGCGGTTTGAAGGACGATGTTAAGCCTGAAGCTCGCAATCCTGAAGCACCAGCGGCTCCTGCTAAATCGGAACCGTGTATAAGATGCCCGGAATGCTGGCAGGGTTTAACACTCCTGAAGAAGCACAAGCTGCATGGGCGCAAAAAAACGCACCGTTGGCACCTCAAACATTTGATTGACGGAAGTACGTATGCCAATTCGCTCGATAGACGAACTGCGTAACTGGGCGGGGCCCGATTGGAAGAGTGCTTCTGATGAAGACCTTATTTCCATGTATTCTCGGGCAGCAAAAGTCCCGCCTACTGAAGTAGCAATGACTCTTGGGTACGACCCGGGTTCCGGTGGGGTTAGTGCTAAACAACTTTCCTCGTCTGTTGATCGATACCAAGCTGGTTTGTATGGTGTAGGTGAAGCTGTTACCGGTGCAATTGGGCTTAACAAAGCCAGTGGCTGGTTGGCTGAACAACGTCGTGCTAACGAATTGCAAGCTGATGTAGCCTCTGCTCGTGCGCGTGAAATGGGTGCGGTCGATACTTGGAAAGACGTTAAAGACGTTGGTGACTTTGGTAGCTATGCAAAAAGTTTAGCAATCCAATCTTTGCCGTATGCAGGCGAAGCTGTAGTAGGCGGTCTTGCTGCCCGTGGCTTAATGTCTGGAACTCGTGCAGCGCTGACTGGTGCAAAAACAGTTGAAGAAGCTGCAGCAGCCAAAAGAGCGCTTGATATTGGTTCTACTGCCGGTGGCGTGGCCGCATCTTATCCATCTGCAGTTGGCGATATCCTAAGCAACCAACGTGAGCAAAGTGGTAAAACAGATTTACTGGCTGCTGGGGGTTTAGCCATTCCTTACGCGGGCCTAAATGCTCTAGGCGTTGATAGCGCACTAATGCGCGGTGGTGTTTTTAGAAATACTATTAATCTACTTGATCGCCCCGGCGGTCTTTTAGGTGCTGCTACACGGACAGTTGCCACAGGTACTGGTGTCGCACTTAAAGAAGGTATTTCTGAAACTGGCCAAGAAGTATTAAACCAAGCAGGCCGCATGGCCGTGGACCCCAACGCTACATTGACTGACCCCGAAGCAATTGAGCGATACAAAGAATCGTTTGCTGGTGGCGCGACTCTTGGCGGTATTATGGGCGGCGGCCTTGGCGGATGGAGAAGAAGCACTCCTGCTACCAACGAAATTCAACAGGCATTTAGCCAGCCTGAAGTTAGCAGTACCCCTATTAACAATGTAGCCCCACCTGCTGCCCCTCTTGTAATTACGCCAGCAAACCACCCAAACCCAACAGCACGTTTAGCTGAATTAGAGGCTGTTGGTAAAGGATCACCTGCACGTACTGTTGAAGGTCCTGATGGTCAACCAATAAAGATTCCAGCAACTGAAGGCCGTTTCTTTACGCCTGAAGAACAGCAAGAATACAAAGCACTCAAAGCTCAAGCAGCAACTCTGACACCCCCTGCTGTAACAGGCGGCACAACAGATATTGCACAGCAGACTCAAGCTGCTGCCGCTGAAAACCAGCAAGTGCAGGAAGCGCAACAAAATTTAGCCAAGCGGGAAGAAGTGTTTGGCAAAGTAGCCACACTGTACGATCCAGAGAATCCAACTTCGTTAAACATATTTGGGCAAAACATTGAAGGCCCACGTGTTGAAACATTTGGTAACCGTTTTGCTACTGTATTTAATACACTGCCCCCACACGTTCAAACACTTGCTCAAGCTATTACACAAGCAAACAAAGCGTTTGCTACGCCTGAAAAGCCAAGCCCACTGGTCAGTTTTAGTTTTAACGCTAACAACCCAGTAACTTCTGCTGAGAAAGCGCTTGAAGCCTTGGGTAAGGTGATGACCAAATTCCAGATTGACCACGTTCAATCATTGGATGAAGCAGTACAGATTCTCAACAAGCTCTCGACGACTACCAAAGGTAATCAACTGGAGCAACTCAACGCCATCTACGAAGCCATTACTGGCCAAGATACAGATGGATTCACAGCAGCACAAGCCACCAAGGCGGAAAAAGGAGCTAAAGATGGAAAATTGCAAACAACTACCGGGCTGGGAGCAGTATCAGTCGAAGGCGGAACAGGACAAGCAAATGATGGAAACGATGGGAATGTACAATCCAGCAACGTTCAATCCGTCGGGACAGGAAGTCTCCCTGCAGGATCGCTTGGCCTCCAAACTGGACAGCAGGCAGGAGAAGGAATACGGACTGGCACCGGTGCAGACACCAGTGTTGTCGATGGTAATGCGTCGACGCAAGTAATAGGAGCTACAAATGAACAAGCCAGCCAAAGCGCTTTGGGTGGCGGGGAAACATCCGGTCAATCCCAGCAAGCCGGTGCAGCCAACTTGGATCAACAATCTGTTCAAGATGGCTCAAGAACGTATGACCCCCGTATTACCTTCTACGCAACCGACCTCAGCCACATCTCCAGTGAACGTCGCATCGAAGTAATCTCTGAGCTGTTATTAAAAGTTTTAGCTCCTAAGCAAGAACGTAAAAATACAGTCCCCGCAGCAACACGGGCAGAGATTCTGCGATTGGCCTTGCTTGAGCAATTCCGCCATGCTGACATTGCATCATATACAGGGTTAAAGACTGACACTGTTGAGAAACAACTTGAGCGCATGGGCGTTAAATTGGTTGATGGTGAATTCCAAGTAATCGACCCTGAGTTTGCAGCTCGTATTGTCGAGACTGCTGCTGCTTATCGTTCGCCCGAGTTCCCTGATGGCATTGGTCAAGGTGAACTGTCTGGTCTGTACAACACTCGTTATGAAGGTGAAGAGCAATCTGCCACTTCTTTAGCAGAAGAACTTGAAGCTGGAGAGCAAGAAGGTAAACCTGGGGCCAAACTGCAAGAAGAACTAGGTGGTAAAGAAGACGCTGAAGGTCAAACCATGGGCACGGTATCCACTGCGGGTGGCAGCCAAGGTGCTGTAGATAGTGAAGCCGCTGCGTTCTTTGATAAGGTTGAAAAGCTCCAAACAGAACTGGAAGCATTGCCTCCTAAAGACCCGCGTCGTGCAGCCAAAGCAGAACAGCTTCAAAAATTGTGGGCTGACTATGCTAAGTCACAAGAAAAGCGCAGAGCCAAGGGCGAGGCTGTTGTAGAAGAAGGAGACGAAAATGCCGTTCAAGAATCAAGCACAGAGGAAGTTCCTGTTCAAAAACGAACCGGAGGTGGCAAAAAGGTGGGCAAAGGAAACGCCCAAGGGGGCAAAGCTGCCGGAAAAGCTGAAGTCAAACAAGAAACCAAGCCCGAAGAAATAAAAACCCCCGCTGAAGAGTGGGCCAATCTGTCTAAATTAGCTCCGGAACTACCTCCATATGATGTTCTTACAAACTCTGAGAAGACTCGGTGGGATGATCTCGTCCGCCGTGGACAAGCTAACCTTGCTGCTGCTGTCAAAATTGTCGGTGAGGTTACTCAACCTACTGGCACAGCATTGGCCAACCAAGGGCCTCAGGCAACGGGCGCTACTGGAACTACTCAAGCGTTAGTACCTTGGGCTGGCGTAAAACGCACAACTAAAGGTGATGTAGAGATGGTTCCTACTGCATCACTTGATGGAGTAGCCCAGCGAAACAAAGCTGATACTTCTACACCTGAGTATGCAGCGCTTAAAGCCAGCATCCAAGCTACCGGTATTGTTGACCCTATTACCATCACAACAAATTCTCTTGGTAAGGCCGAAGTCTTTGAAGGCAACCATAGACTGCAAGCAGCTCGTGAACTGGGTTTAACAGAAGTGCCAGTAGTATTGCACGATCGTGTTACTCCATCTGAATCTCAGCCACTGGTAGGCCGTAAACCTAGTTCTATATTACCTGCGGTAACGCCCAAGTTTGGTTCAGACCAAGCAGTTGTTAAGAATCCATACACCGCTGCTGAACTAACTACAGAGATTCAAAACTTTATACGTGCTGACATTTTTGACCGCAAGCTGGTCATTGTTGACAGCATTGAAGACCTACTTAACTCACGCCTGGATGACTTGCGTGCATTGGCTAAAGCAATTAGTGATAAAGGTGCGTATGGTGTTGCTGCTGATGGCACTGCGTATTTGATTGCCAATCGCATTAGTAAAGGTGAAGGTCGTGCTAAGTTTATGCACGAAGTCGGGGCCCACTTAGGCCTTGAGAACCTGTTGCCTACGGCTGTCTATGACAAACTGGTTGACCAATTAGAAACATGGGCTGCAGCAAATGATGGCTCACTTGAATCTAAGTTGGCTAACAAAGCCAGAGAGCGTGTAGGTTACGCTGCAACACCTACTGTAGACCAGCGCAATGAATTGTTGGCTTACTTTGTTGAAGAAGCCATGCTGGCGGGTGTTGATCCTACGGCTACTGCAAAAGAATCAGGTCCGTTGTACGCATGGTTCCGCACACTATGGGCAGCATTTAAAGTTGCGGTTCGTCGCCTTGGATTTAAACCTGAAAAGCTAACAGCCCAAGACGTAGTCAATATGGCCTACGGTGCTGCTCGCTTGGAAATGTCTGGCACATGGCACGGTACTGCTGCTACGTACCGTAAATTCAACCACAACTTTATGAGTACTGGCGAAGGTGCCCAAGCTTATGGTTGGGGTTCATACCTTGCCCAAGCCGTTGGTATCGGTAAAGGTTACTGGTGGAATGACGTTAAGCGTAAAGAAACATCTACTGTTGAAAATATAATTAAGCAGTATGTTGGATGGCGTTTTGAAGAATCAGTTTTGCACCCAGTAGACAGAGAAGAAATTGCTTACGCTGGCTCGCAAATAAAAGTAGCTAAGGACTTAGCAGAAGCAGTTTATATGAATCCGGCTGAGTATGCGACGCCCGGTTATTTAACGCGCCGTTTAGTTGAAGCAGGGGTGGACTACATCAAATTAATTTCGCCAACAGGAGAAAAGAAAACTGTTCGAATTGCTCCCCCCGCTGGTAATTTGATGCGTGTTGACACTGCTGTGTCCAACAGTGAAATGCTTGATTGGGATGCGTCATTTGCAGACCAGCCAAAACTTGTTCGAGACTTTGTCAAAGGCGAGGCTGCCACAATTAAAGCCATGAACGACAATGGTGCCAGTATTCGTATTAAAAATGGCGAGGATATTTATAAGTATTTGATTCTAAAGTTCTGGGTTGCAAACAACCTTAATGGCTCGTGGAAAAATGCAACGCCTGAACAGCGTATGGAAGTCAAGAAGCAGTCGTCCAAGTATTTGGAAGCAAACGGCATTCAGGGTATTCGTTTCTTAGATGCCAACAGCCGTACCCCAACAGCGCTTGACCGTTCTATTGTTTTTGATGGTAAGAAATACACACGCGATGCTTTAGTTGCCCAATCTAAAAACGCTCGCGCCTTGTCAATTGATGAGCAAATTCCGTTTACCATCATGCGCCATTTGTTGCGCAACACAGTGGCCGAATTCCGCCAAGAACTTACAAGTAAACTGGAAAGACACAAAGCTTCATTTATAGAATCTCTTACTGAAGCCTATAAAGCGGCAAACCAAGCGCCAGTAGCTGACATAAAAGAACGTGCCCAAGGTGCTGCAGACAGATCGTATGAAGCTAAGTTATTGGCATGGCTTGACGCAAATGAAAGCAAAATAAAGATTGTTGACGGCAATCAAGCCCCTGTCACGCGTAACCTTGTTATCTTCAATGAGAAGAACATTCAACGCGTTGGCTCAGAAGTTAGTGCTAATAGAGAGCGCATGAAGTTTGGTATTGCTGGCCAACGTTCGCTTAACAACTTAGACCCTGCCGAAGCCGATAGACTTAAAGCCCAATTGGTAAAGGCCAAGCTAATGGCAGCTGCTGGCAACGACGCAGACAAGACGTGGACTGAGACCGGATGGTTCAAAGGCGTAGATGGTAAATGGAAATATGAAATTCCTGATACCAACGCTAAGTTTAAACCGCAAAAAACTAACGGTATTGAAGGCAAGGTAAAAGTAGATGAATTCTACGATCTAGAAGATATCCTTGATCACCCAGCTTTATTTAAAGCATACCCGCAGCTCAAAGACTACAAGATAATGTTTGATCAAGACTTGTCGCCTAGCAATGCAAGTTTTAATTCTCTCCAAGGAAAGATAACAATGTCTGGGCAGGACTGGGCTGATATGCCTACGCTGCTGCATGAACTTCAACACGCTATTCAGCACATTGAAGGGTTTACTCGAGGTGGTTCTCCAGACTCAATTGCTGATCCATATGCGTACAGTTCACTTATTAAATTCCAAGCAATTTTGGAATTTAAGAAACAAGAAAATGCAGCTAACGGCGTCAAACAAATTGTTGAGTATCTGGCTGCGTGGGACGATGACGTTAATGCAGCCCAACTTGCCCTTGCAACGAACACTGATCCAAGCCGCAAGGCAACGCTTCAGATGGACTTAGATAGAAATATTGATGAGTATCTTACAGCCGCACAAAACGTATTAGCGCATTTTAAGATTCGAGAAGACATAATACGCTCTTATTTGTATTCGGGTATTGCAGGCGAACAAGAAGCGCGCTTAGTAGAAGGCCGATCTAAGTTGTCAGACACACAGTTAAAGAACACACTTCCTAAACTGCAATTTGATGAACGTGCCACGCTGTTCACAGATAAAACTGGCATGTCCATGAAGTTTGGTGTCACTCCACCAGCTACCGTTGACAGAGCAATCAGTGTGCTGCCCAAGCCACTACAGAAATCAACGCGTGGTATTGTGACCAACCTACTCCATCAAGCCAAGCGTGGTTTGTATGCGTCTGCGATTACCGAAGACTTGGCTGGCATGGCTAAGAAGTACATGCCTTCGGTGACCAAGTATCTAGAAGCCCAGTACGCACGTCAGGCTACCCGCTTGACCTTTGAGAAGCGTATTGAAAACATCTTGGCTGCTTATGACAAATTACCTCAAAACCTACAAGGCGAAGGTAAAGGCAGCGTCAATGAATATATTCATGACTCGACACGCGAGAAGAAATGGGGTTATTACCCAGGTGAGCAGCAAATTGGAACTAAGTTATTCCAAGTAGATGAAGACTTCAAGAAACGTTTTGACGCCTTCCCAGCTGCCGCACAGCAGGTTATTAAAGATGTATTCCGCCATGGCCACGATGCTCTGACACTTAAACAGCAAGCAGCTGAGAACGCAGTAAACCGCGAGTTTGAAGCTCGTATTAAAGCTGCCGCCAACGATGCTGATCTGCTACAGCAGATTGCCAAAGAGAAGAAGCAGATGCTTAAACGCATCACTAGTATTCGCAATGTTAGCGTGGGTGACCCTTATGCGTACCTTGGACGTTACGGTGATTATGTTGTAGTTGCCAAGTCTAAAGAGTTCATTGCTTATGAAGAAGCTGCCAAGGGTACTCAAGCTCGCGTAGGCGCTGACTCTATTACTGGTGACCCACAGCAAGCCAAGAACTGGTTGCAAGAGAACGTAGCCAACCCAATGCATTACGTCGTTCAGTTTGCTGAAACGCAAAACGAAGCCGATGAAATTGCCGCTCAGTTGCAAGCTACTGGTCAATATGACATACAGCCTGAGGATGCAGGTATTAAAGAAGCCAATGCGTCTTACGTGGGCGGCTCAGATATCCACCTTGCTGTGGCCCGTTTGCGCAACATGGCCTCGCGCTCAGAGTCTACTGATGACAAGTTAGACAAAGCAATTGCTGATCTGTATCTGATGACTGTTGCTGATGCCAGTGCTCGTGCCTCTGAACTCCAGCGTAAAAACGTTGCAGGCGCAGACAAGAACATGATGCGTAACTTGGCTACCAGTGGTCGTGCGGATGCACACTTCTTGGCTACGATGGAACACAGTGATGAGATTAATGACTCACTAGAAGCCATGCGCAATGAGGCTCGTAATGATCGTCGCGAAGCCATGCCAATGTATAACGAACTGTTTATACGTCACGCGAACAGCATGAACTACCAGCCTGTCGGCGACTTGGCTACTGCCCTGACACGCATGACAACATTGTGGACTTTGTCTACTAACCCAGCGTTCTATCTCCAGCAGGTGCTTCAGACTTCTGTATTGTCCTTGCCGTTTATGGCGGGTCGTCTAGGTTACTTCCGTTCTGCTCGGGCAATCAAGCGTGCCTACGGTGACATGTCTGAGTTGGTTAAAGGCTTGGGAGTTAATGAGCACATTAACTTTGATAAGGCCCCCGCAGATGTGCGCAACATGCTCAACACACTGGTTGGCATGGGTAAGATTGACCTTGGTATCGACGCTGAAGCCAAGGCGCGCACAGGTGAAGACGGTGTGCTTGGTAAAGTAATGCTCAAGCTGCAAGGTGTTAATACACGTATTGAGTCAATCAACCGTGCCACTGCTGCCATCGCTGCTTACCGTGGGTATTTAGATCGCTATAAGAACGGTGATACGGCTGCGGCTACCAAGTACGCGGCTGATGTAGTGTCCAACACGCACGGCTCTTACGATGGATTTAACACACCTCGTATCATGTCAGGCGATGTGGGTAGAGTTGCGTTGCAATTTAAACGCTTCCAGATCATTCAGCTGTCTATGTTAGCCAAGCTGATTCACACTTCGTTTAAAGGTGCAAGCGCAGATGAGAAAGCTGTAGCTCGTGCTTCACTGAAGTTTATCGTGGCCCACATGGCTGTACTTGGCGGTGCACTTGGTGTACCGTTTGTCTCCCAAGCCGCTTGGATTCTGTCTAAAGTGTTTGGTGATGAGGACGAGCCCGATGATTACGAGTACAAACTGCGTCGCATGATAGGTGACGGCCCTGCCGCTGACCTGTTGCTTCGTGGTGTACCTGCCGCATTAGGCTTAGAGTCTTTGGGTAAAAAGTTGTCCATGGAAAACGTTGCGTCTCCATTTGGTCCTTTTGTAGACCCCGATATAACTTCTCGTACTGGTGCTGAAAAAATGTTAGTGGGGATGATGGGCCCAGCCGCTAATATCGGGCTGAAGTTTACAGACGCGCTTGGCATGATGACCAAGGGTAATTACTACAAGGGCTTAGAGTTGGCGTTACCTAATGGTGTAGCCAATGTGATGAGAGGCATGCGTTTTGCCAATGAAGGCATTACGATGCGTAATGGGGACTTGGTGTTAAAGCCTGAAGATGTCAGCCTAATTGATGCTGCATTCCAAGCGGTTGGTCTCCCCACTGCGACCATTACTGATAGACAATATACACAGAAAGTTGTTGTCGCATTTGACAAGTTCTATTCTGAGCGTGCGGCTGATATTAAACGTAGTTATGTGGAAGGTTCTCGAGACAGTGACTCAGCAGCAATGGCTGAAGCACGTGAAGACTGGCAGAAATTGCAGGAGTCGAGAGTTAAAAACGGTTACAAGCGTCAGTCAATGTCTGAGTTGTTCCGTGCACCAGCTGAAGCGCGTAAGCGTGAGCGTGGTGTTGTTGGTGGTGTAGAAACCACTAAATCAAATCGTAGGTTTGTCGAGCAAGTAAGCTCAGTTTCTTAAGGAGAAAATGATGGCAAAGTCACCAGCTTGGCAACGTAAAGAAGGTAAGAACCCTGAAGGTGGATTGAACGCCAAAGGACGTGCTTCTTACAACAAAGCGAACCCTGGAAAGCCAGGACTTAAAGCACCACAACCTGAAGGTGGTTCACGTAAAGATTCTTTCTGTGCACGCATGGAAGGAATGAAAAAGAAGTTGACCAGTGAGAAGACGGCTAAAGACCCTGACTCACGAATTAACAAATCACTACGCGCTTGGAAGTGTTAAAAAAACCCCCTAGTTTTAAGGCTAGGGGGTAAATCCAACTTAGGAGACAAAACACACTAACGAGGGCAACTACATTAGTGAGCAGATGATACTGCACTTTCTTCAGTTTGCACAAGTGTTACTGGACCACTGGTGTTTTCTACAGTACCCTCCATGGCTGAGAAGTCAAACGCAAAACAGGTGCAACTACCAGTTGAGTAGGCTGTACCCCTTCCCATATTGAACTTTTCCTGCCAAGGAATAATCCATCCGTTGTCGGTGGCGTACTTAATCATCTCCTTGGGCTCCATGCGGTTCTTGGAACACCAGTCGCCAACGTCTGTCTTGGCAAGGAATAACTTCCCAATGTACTTGTCCTTCCCCTTGGTAGTCTGATTACCAATGATGCGACGACCCGCAGGGGTTCCAACGATTCTAGAGATTGAATCTTCAGGTCCACGGCTATCTGTACGCAAATCACGGTACTCAGTTGTCACTATGATACGGTTGGATAAGTCGCGGATCATACGGTTCAAAGCGTCAGCAGGTGAAGTCATGTTGCCTGCCACGATTGCCTCAGTCAGGTCGCCCATCAGCAATGTAGTGAACTCAACAAGTTTGTCATAGTCAAATGAGATAACCTGTAAGTCAAGCAGAATCCTGGCAGCCGTTAGAGTTGCAGTAGCGTGGCTTCGGAAGAACCTGTACTCACTCTGAGGTAGGATGACAGCCAACTTCGCTTCAGTAGAAGCCCACAGCTTAGCCACGGCCTCTTGGTTTGTAACCACGTACTTGATAAACGCATCGCCTGCACAACCCATGTTGTCCCGCATCTTGTCAATCGCATCGGATACTTCAATGGCGTTCTTAAAGATGGGTACGTTGTACTTGGAGAAGTTGATGGCAATCATACGCACCGCTTCTGCCTGAGTATTGGCATTGTGCGAGGCTAGTTTGGCGTGCATGTCTTCGTTGGCTGTGATACCAACGACAGCTTTCCAAGTGTGCTGTTCAGCGAATCCAACCTTACCGCCACTGGATGTGAGTCGGGCTCGGTCAGTACCTTGGGAGACTGTATACGCAAAACTACTTACTTCAGCCGCATCCATGTCGGTCATCTCGTCAAAGACAACAGGCATGTTTTGGTGAGCACCTACGATGGCCCAACGAGCGTTACGTGTTGCACCATCCTTACCAGCGTAGATCAGTTTATTGGCATCAGCGAGACCATACAGTGCAGCGCGCCACACTGAGGTTTTACCTTTACCAGATGCGCCAGAGTTAACTGCAACCAAAGCACCGTTGTAGCTGTCCTCACCAAATGGGGTCAGGATAGAACCGTACACATTACAGAATACATACTGCGCGGCTTCACTGCTTTCACGGTTGTAGATAAAGTTAACAGCTTCAGCGTAACCTTCAACGGTTCCACGTGGGACAGGATATGTATTCTTATAAGTAGCGGCTGCACCACCAACGTAGACTCTACGAATAGAACCATCGGTGTGATACAGACGATCACCTAGTAGAAACCCTGCCATGTTGTCGCGCCAACCAAATGAAGTCAGAGTATCAACTTCCCTCTGCTCAGTCATCAGCTTGGTAATTGAGTCACGAATGTACGCAGTCAGGTGCATAGTTGCGTCCTTATTATTAGAAGGCATCAGTTCGTACTTGGACATGGCCTTGAGTAGATCGGCTGACGAAGCAATAGCGGCTGTGTCAACTTCAAATTCTCTAATGCGTTTGTCAGGTAAGTGCATGCGAATCGTGAATGCAAACGCCCCATCAGCTTTCTTGATACGCTGAATAGGGTAGAACAGTTGGTAGCAGAATGTAAAGGGCTGGTTTACACCATCCTTGTCTTTAATAAAACGAATCATCCGATTGTTCTGATACTCGTAAGTCTCAGGCAACGCAGGGACAATGGTTTCCACAACAACTTCTTCTTCTACAACCTCAACTACCTGTTCGACAGGCTCAGGGATAACCCTACCCAATACCATTGGCGTTTTAATTTTGCCTCTGTGGGGGCATCCAGTACAGCCTGCTTCGTTGTTCTTTTCAAAGTGACTACACTCTGTGGGGTTAGTAGACCAAGTCTCGTAGCGAGTAACAACGTCTGTATTAGAGTGTTTATCAGAACGATTCTCGCTCCACTCATGGGCTAATTCAATGTCTTCAGTACAGTACCGAATAAGTCCAATGACCCCGCGCCACACTTCAAAATTAACATCGCCCTTGGTATCCCGCATGAACCTGACCTGTTGGCAGTGGTCAGCAATCAACCGAGCAGAAGTTTCGTACTGGGGTCCATCGTATGGCGTGATCAAGTCATCATTTAAGCCAGGCGCTGATGAGTAACTTGGTACGTGAGCTTGAAGGGCTTTGACAGCGCGTGAGACTGTGGCTGCAAATTCTTGTGGTTCAACAAATGTAGGCTTGTTCTTAACCTTGACTTCACGGACCTCACGTCCAGCTTTGCGATTATGAGTGCCTGCAGGCCGCAGGATAGAAGACAAGTCAGCAGTGCGGGTTGGGTCAGCAAGCAATCCAGCGGCATTGAGTGCGGCTTTAAATTCATTGGCAATTGCTCGCCAACTGTTAGGACCAATCGGTTTAGTTAAAGGCCAATAGCAATGTAGTCCACCGCCTGAATCAACAAGCATGGGTTGAGGGAACTGGTGTGTCTTGCAGAAACCAAGGATTGCTTTAGCGGCTTCTGTTTTATCCAAATAGCCTTTACCTTCAGCGGCCTTGTCTTCACCGCAGTCGATATCAATCCAAAATGATTTGGCTTTGTCCCAGTTCTGTGCGCCTCGGTATTTGGTTTTGGTTACACCATTTACTTCAGCTTCATAGCTTGCCGCCTTATAGGAACAGCACGCATGGTAGACAATCAGGTTGCTTTGTGCATCATAAGATTCGATGGCTTGCGCCATGAGTTCGAGAGACTCATAGGCTTTGTGTGCAATACCTTCGCGTCCAACACGTCCCAACCCTACGAACTTGAACCCCTCCTCAGGAAGGATCGTTTGCAGGAATTTGAGCGTGTTCATGGACTACACCCCTGTAATGATGCGCTTGTCTTGTGCCTCGGCTCCAATCTTGAGGGTTTTCCCTATATGGGCAACCGCAACATTTAGAAGCTCACTGGCTTGAAGCTGAGTTTCCGCAGACTCCACAATGACGCGTCCAATAAGTTCGGCAAGTCCCAAGATAACTTCACCATGGTTGAATCCTTTATCGTTCAAGGCACCGTTGGCCTCCAACACGACACCGACAACTTTTCGCTGATCTATTTCGTATGACATATGTACTCCAAAAACAAAGGGTGGGGGTACTAACTGCTCGTCCGCAAGCTTAAAAGCCTTTGCACAGCGTTCCCCCCGTTAAATTAGTCGTCGAAGTTCAAGTCATCTAGGTTCAGATCGACAGCGACTTCAGGTTCAACCACTTTGGGCTCAGGCTTTGGCTCAGCTTTGGGTTTGGGCTTGGCTTCAGCTTTAGGCTTCTCAACCACAGCAATAGGCTTGTCCAATGCGGCAACAGTCTCGTCAACTGCAACAACACCAGTACCCAAGATAGACGCAACTACCTCAGTATCTACCACGGCTTTGACTTCATTGTAAGCGGCTTCAGGCAAATAACCCATGGCTTTAAATGTCAGCTTTGGTGTAGCGGCTTCCGCTTCAAATGCAATCTTGGTGACCACTTGAGAGTAGTGCAAGTTGCGTTTTTGCAACGCTGCGGCATATTCACTCAGCGCCTTAATAGATGCAGGCGGAACACGCAACAAGTATGGGTCGTTGATTAACCCAGCGGCTGCGATAGCCAAACGCTTAGAGTCTTGGCACGCCTTACCCTTACCGCCATTGTCGCCAATCTTGCTACCCCACTGATTGTGAGCGCAAGTAGAGCACTGCTTAGACTGTGGGTTCTTGGAGTTGTCTTCGGGCTTAACGCCTTCGTTACTGTAGCAGTCAGGCTTCTGATCTTCGCCACCCTCTTGGTAGCCCTTGGCGTAGTACACCTTAGACACACCTTTGTTGCCTTTGAGCAACACCACCTCAATAGCCGTTGCGGGGCTATCAGGGTCTTTGGGGTTCATCATGGTTGTGCGGTCGCCACCACGCACAATGGCAAATATCTTGCCTTTGATGGAGACTACGGGAAAACCCGTACTAACGGTTGATATCAAATCACCGTTTAAGTTTTCCACATTTTGGTTCTTTAAATACGCAGGCAGATTGCCAGATTCAAATGGAATGATTTCGCTCATGTGTTTTCTCCTGTTAAAAATTATGATCTACGAATGTTAATGGTTCGTTCTACACGCCAGTCAATGCCTGGGGGCAGTGTCTCGTGTTCGTCTTTATATTGCTCAACAGCGGATTGAGCCGCACGTTTCTGCAACATATGCCATGCGTTGTTCTCTTTACAGAACGTCATGAACGCATCGGGGTCTGCAATGGATGCAGTGGCTTTTGTGGATGTATACGCAGTACCAAATTCTGTGCGTACAGAATCCATGCCTGTAGTCTCAAATGTTTTGAGCAAGGCCGCTTCAATTTTGTCTAATACTTCGTCGACTCTGGCTATCTTGCCATCGTACTCAGCTTTCATCTGAGCTTTCTTGTCGCGCACCTCAATGTATTTTGCTACCAACTCTGATATTTTCATGTTTGTCCTAAGGGGGTGTTAGCTTACTCTTATTTTGTGTGTTTGTACTAAGTGTTTTCACTCATCTGATTCAATTCCTTTCATTATTTCAAGTAGTGCACCTTGCAGTTTCTGCTTGGTGCGTAGGCGGGTGTAAATGCGTCTTTCAATATCTGATGCAGCAATGTGAGCAATCACTGTCGTTCTAGTCTGCCCAGGTCGTCGCACTCGTGCGCAAGCCTGTTCGTATATATCATTGCTGTGGATAGGAGCAAACCAAATGATGTTGGTTGCCGCTGTAAGTGTTAGTCCATGAGACATAGTCGCAGGGTTTGCCACCAGTACTCTAAGGTCTGTACCGTTTTGAAACTCACCAAATATTTGATCTCGTTCGGCCTTGCTTGTACCACCATGAACTGCCGCCACTGTCCACTCAGTTGACAACTCTTGCATCAGATGTTCTAGAACTCCAGTTAACGGAACGAACACGATGACCTTGCCTTCTGAGCCTTCGATCAACTCTTTAAGTACATCAATGCGTGGCTTGTTTGGAATGTAGATGTGCTCGCCGTCTTTACCATAGGCAACTCCACAAGCAATTTGAACAAGCTTGTTGGCCTTAACCGCCTCGTTGACAGCAAGGACCTCACCGCCTTCGTATTCAGTTATCAGTTTCTCAAGCATGCCTTTGTATGCAGACTTCTGCTCATCGGTCATCTCAGCATCACGGTTGATAAATGTCTGCTCGGGCAAATCGATACAGTCATCCAAGGCAAACCGAACTGCGGGTTGCATGATCTTCTTAACAGTATCTACTGCATCAACACGTGGTATCCATTTGAACTGTGTGATCTGTTTCATGACTGAGTCGCGGAACTGACCAAAGTATTTAGGTACGTCAGGGTTGGTTGGACATACGATTCGGCATTGTGCCCATGCGTCTGTAGGTTCGTGTGGTGTGGGTGCACCAGTCAAAGCCCATATACGTCTGTGCGTCTGCTTATTACATATGCTGTTTAGAATCTTCCATCGCTCTGTACTGGCATTTCGGAACATCGCAATCTCATCGACAATAATCAAGTTAATGTCGGGGCGCTTGGCTAACTCGTCTTGAATCGTTCTAATACCATCGGTATTGATAATGTAAATATCAGAGGGTTGAGCCAATAACTTCTTGCGTCTTTCTCGTGAGCCATACACAACTGTGGCATCTAAGTGTGGGAACGTCTTGAATATCTCGTCCGCCCAAGTGCGCTCCATTGTAGATAGTGGACAGATAACCAATGCACGTGTGATGAGCTTAGCATCACGCATGTAGTCAAATGCCCATAGTGACGTAACTGTTTTACCCAAGCCCATGCTGTTCAAACAGAACGCACGTTCATTCATGGATAGAAAGTTCGCAGTCTCGATCTGTGCCGCAAAAGGTTTGAAACGACCAGGCCACTTATAGTAATAAGTCATCGGGTCAGGCGGGTTAAAGCCTAAGTTTCTCAGCACCTTAACTTCATCAGGTCTGTGTGGAACAGCCACTAGTGTCTGCCCATTGTGCGTTACCAACTTTGCGGTTGGTATCGGTATTGTCACTCTCGTTGGATGTTTTAACTTGAGGATCAACGCCCTCTTATCTTGTCTGACTAGCATCTATTTTCCGTATGCGCTTCCATTGCTTCCTCTCCAGCCACGGTTCTTTTCTTTATCTACGACACGAAGGTTTGACTTATCGTTTGTGCCCTTGCTATCAAGCATCTTCTTGTGGTCAACATCTTTGCCGTCGCCCTTTTTAACTTTGCCATCACGTGCCATTTCTGCTCGTGCTTTGTTACGCATCTCGCGTTTGTCTACTTGCTCGGGACGTGCGTTGTACGCCTTGTCATAAGCCGCTTTAGTTGGTCCGCCTTTGTTCATCTTTCACCTCCAAAAAATCAATAAGTTGTTGAACATCATCCACCACGATAGACCATCCACCGTGGGCAAAGATAGCTTCTAATGTACGATCTTGGTTTGCAGTTGTACATCCCCTCTTCCCTGGAGCCTTGGTCTCTACACCAATAAACTGTCCACGATCGCAACAGATAAAGTCAGGGATGCCGACTACGCCCATACCGTTTTGCATGGGCATAAAGAACCAAATGTTGCGTTTCTTTAGTTCTTTCTTAAC